CCTATGTAAAGAATACTTGATTGCAAAAACGGAATTGAATCTATGACATTTGTTCATCATAATTATCTGGGTGATATTGAATTAGATTGTAAAACAACAGAAAGCATCCGTCTCTATAATCTTCCTAATGGAGATTGGGTGCCTTCTATTACTTCAGTGACTTCTTTTTACAACCGACAGATCTTTGCTAAATGGAGAGAAAGAGTTGGTATTGAAGAAGCAAATCGAATTACTAAGAAAGCAACAGCAAGAGGAACTGATTTTCACCAAGTGTGTCAGGACTATCTTGAAAACAAGGAGTTAAACTGGGATAATTATCAACTCCTGACAAAACACATGTTTCATCATGCTAAACCATATCTTGATAAGATAAATAATATTCATGCAATTGAAAGAACACTTTACTCAGAATATCTTGGGTTGGCTGGTAGAGTAGATTGTATTGCTGAGTATGAAGGTGAACTTGCAGTCATTGACTTCAAGACATCAGAAAAAATTAAACCTGAAGAGTGGATTGAAAATTACTTCGTACAAGAAACATTTTATGCTGCTGCATACTATGAACTCACGGGTAAGGTAGTTAAAAAACTTATCACATTAATGGTTACTCCTAGCGGAGAAGTGAAAGTATTTGACAAAAGAAACAAAGGGGATTATATTAAACTATTAGTTCGTTATATTAAAGAATTTGTACATCACAATACTGGGTCAAATGGAGAATGAGTTAGAGAAAGTACTAGAAAGTAAATTTTTCTGCCCTTCTCGGTTTGCACAGGAGATCGAATCTTTGGTGCAAACAAATGAGGATATGAACTATATTGATGCGATTATTCACTTCTGTGAGAAGAATAACATTGACATTGAATCTGTTCCTAAGTTAATTTCAAAACCACTGAAGGAAAAGATTAAGTATGAAGCAATGGAACTTAACTTTCTAAAGAAAACTTCCCGCGCAAAATTGATTTTTTGAATGATGCCAGTAGATGCTTATAGGCAATATCTTGCCTTAAAGAATCACTTTACTAAGGATAGTTATGACTATCATAAGTATTGTGGTAAAAGTCGTGCTACAGTGCAATCTTTCTACAAACGGAAGGACAGATTCTGGTTCGAGAAGATTGCAAGACAAAAGACAGATCAAGAAGTTATTGAATTCTTTGTATCAAACTTTATCACCTGCACTGATCCAAGTAAGCTTTGGATAGGAGAAATGATACGCGAGGGTGAAAGTAGATACGAACAATGGAAGAAAAGAAATCAATCACTTTCTTATGTCTTCAAAGAAGAAACTCAAAGTTTATTTGAGAATAAAAAAGTCGATGATGTATTTGACTGTTCTAAAGGTCATCCAGTAATTCTTAAAAGTTTCCTGAGTGGTAAAATTAGCCCTGAAACAATGGTGATTTACGATAAGATTTTCCTGTTTGGTAAACATTTTGACAAGAAACTCCAAGATCCAGTGTGGGAAACCGTCAGCAAAAAGATCAAAAAGTACAGTCCATTCCTAAATATTGATGTACTTAAATATCGTAAAATCTTAAAAGAAGTTGTTTTGGGAGATCAATGAGTTTCTTTAATTCCGAAGTCGTCCGTGCAGAGATGACTGAAATATCCGAAATGCAAGAGGAAATATACAAAAATGTATTTGAGTTTTCTCGCATGAGTAAAGAAGAAAAACTTCATCATGTTAATCTTTTAGATAAACTTCTAGATAAACAAAAGGTGCTATATACTCGTTTGAGTTTATCTGATGATCCTGAAGCTCAGGAAATGAAAAATCGTATTGCTGAGTCAGCATCACTAATGGGTCTTCCTGCAAATGTTGATATGAATGTGATCTTCAACAATATGAGCAAGATGCTGGAAGCAATGCGCGAAAGGATTGACGAAACGGGTTCAGACCTGTAGAATAACGAAGTACACAAAGGCCAAATCCGTACAACACGAGGTAATCCGAATGTCTTTTAACGACCTTAAAAAGCAATCTTCTCTTGGTTCGCTGACTGCGAAACTAGTAAAAGAAGTAGAGAAGATGAGTACAACTTCTGGGGGTGCTGATGAGCGTCTCTGGAAACCTGAAATGGATAAGACTGGCAATGGTTTTGCAGTTATCCGTTTCCTTCCTGCACCAGAAGGTGAAGAGATTCCCTGGGCAAAACTTTATACTCATGCCTTCCAGGGCCCTGGGGGTTGGTATATTGAAAACTCTCTGACTACTCTTGGTCAGAAAGATCCTGTTTCTGAATACAATCGTGAACTCTGGAACAGTGGTCATGATGCAGATAAAGAAACTGTTCGTAAACAGAAGCGTAAACTGTCTTACTACAGCAACATCTATGTTGTAAAAGATCCTGCTAATCCTGCAAACGAAGGTAAAGTCTTCCTCTTCAAGTATGGTAAGAAGATCTTTGACAAGATCATGGAAGCAATGCAACCTGAGTTTGAAGATGAAACTCCTATCAATCCTTTTGACTTCTGGCAGGGTGCTAATTTCAAACTCAAAATCGTAAAGAAAGATGGGTATTGGAACTATGACAAGTCAGAATTTGACCGCGTTGCACCACTCCTGGATGATGATGATGCTCTTGAAGCCCTCTGGAAGAAGCAATACTCGCTCGCAGCAGTAACTGCTCCTGATCAGTTCAAGTCCTATGAAGATCTTGAGAAGCGTCTCAAGTATGTTTTGGGTCAAAAGAGTGCTCGTGCTGCAATTCAAGAACAAGAAGATGAGTATGAGTCTTATGCTCAAACTCCTTCTAAAGAAGAAAGTGTGATTGCTGAACTGGAACAATCCTTTGCTCGCTCTAAGTCACCTTCTCTTCCTGTGGTAAACAAGGAAACTGATGAAGATGAGGATGATGCGTTGTCGTATTTTTCTCGCCTTGCAAATGACTAAATAACAATACCTGTAAGTCGCATTATGGGTGGAAGAGGTGCCTTCGGGTGCCTTTTCTTGTATAAATAGTATTGCGACTTACAGAGTAGAACTATGGAACTCAAAGAGTATCATTATGTCTATTATTCCTATGAGGAATATGGTAGAGGATATTTTGGTAGTAGAACTTGCAAGTGTCTTCCAGAAGAGGATATAAAGTATTTTGGTTCATTCAAAGATAAAAGTTTTAAACCAACTCAAAAGATAATCTTAAAAGATGACTATACCACAAGAGAAGAGGCATATGTCGATGAGATTGTTTTGCAAGAGTATTATGAGGTAGTTGAAAATCCACACTTTGCAAACAGAGCATATCAAACTTCTACTGGATTTAGTAGAAAAGGCGCAACTCCTCATAATAGAGGAAGTAAAATGTCTGAAGAACAAAGAAAAAAATTGAGTTATTCTTGTAAAGGAAGAACACTATCCAAAGAGACCAAAGAAAAAATAAGTAAAAGTTCTAAAGGAAGAAAACTATCGGAAGAACATAAAAGAAAAATTAGCGAATCTAATAAAGAAAAGTCTAGACAAACAAAGGAAGGTTTGGAAAGGCTTAAAAAAATGCAACAGGAAAGAAAAGGAAAACCTGGAAAAAAACACTCAGAAGAAACGAAGAAAAAAATAAGTGAAGCAACTAAAGGAAGAATACCTTGGAATAAAAAACTATTGGAATAATCTAATATTATCTCCTTTCTTCAAGGTGGCATTCACATACTGAGTGCTACCTTTTTTATATGGCATGATTTGTTCCATATCATTTAGAACAACATTGATATAAGTTGGTTTTAGTACAAAGATATTTCTCTTATCATTTTGAATCTTTTCTTCATAATCATAGTTGGTTACTTCTCTAGTAATACTTGATTGAGTTACTGTCTGTCCAAGATTTGGATCAAAATAAGAGATACTAAAGTTTTGTGAAACAATCAAACCTTCTTTTGCGATTGTTGCTCCAGAAGAATTTTTGACTCCAGTGCATTCATAATGATGAACTAGACTTAAGGTTTCTTCATCTCCATACTTGTCAATTAAAAAGTTATAGAATCCTTGTTGAGTTAATGGCCATTCTGTTTGAATGTTTGTGATGTTATTCGAGAGAAGAATAATCCAATCTAAAGTAGAGTCATTGTAGAATTCGTATGCAACATTATCTGGCCTTTCATCACCTTTGATGGAATACTTGGTGAAGAAACTCAGATCAGAAAAGATGTCTTCACGAAGTTTTCCTCTTTTGAAAAGATTCTTTACTCTTGTATAATCAGATATCTTACGACCATCTTTAGTCGTGTTAACATATTCAAAATCTGGAACTTGGCGGAAGTAACTTGGCATTTTAGTAACCTATTTGATCTGTTGGAATCTTTTCATCCGTATAATCAGTGCTATAAATTGGTTCAAGTTCACTGAATCTTAATGATAGTCCATATGAAGTCATTGTCCTTGATCCATCATTGAATGTCATGTAGGATCCATCAGGGGTATAGTCAACATCACAACTAAGTAAAGCACAAGTTTTTATTTTTGATATAGATGGGTGGGGTAATTCTGTTCCTTCATTGTTATAAGTCACATATTTAATATCAAAAACAAATGGAGATTTTAAAAATATATTACTACTAGATGTTTTTACAGACATCGCTTCCTTAAAGAATCTAATAATACTCCTTACTTGAGTTGCTTCTTTTTCTTCTCTTGGAGATAATCTAAAGGTGAAATTAAATGGTCTTAATTGTGGACCATTAAATAATAATTCTAAATTTGGGTTTAAAATTGCACCAGATGCCCTTGATAAAAGACCCTGAACACCAACCGCTTCTTGTGCTAAGTATAATTTAAGAGATTCTTTATACTCTTTATTATCTTTGACTTTTTTTGCAATATCTCCTAGTATTTTTGATACATTATTTCCCAAATCAGAAGCATCTTCGCTGTTAATAAATGCTACTGATGCTCCTGCTGCATATGCTTGAATAGCATTTAATGAAGATCCAGACCAGTCAACACTGTTGCTATCAGTAATTCCAGATTGAATAGGTAGCGTTACTTGTCCATCAATTCTTTCTAAATTTTTAGATCTGTCTATTACTTTTCCCGTCAATGTTGGTGTAATTGTACTTCCTTTTATTTCTTTTAGGGTAAAAATAATTCTATCTTGCTTATTGGATTTTAAATCCAAAGGATAATAGTAATTTCCAAAAGATTTTCTACCCAAAGAATCTCCAACTTTTACATCTATCGGATTTATTGTCTGTGGATTTTCGACAGATGCACTTACTGAAGGATCACCAGCAGACGCGGCCGCATTTGTTGATAAAGAAGCAGTTGGTGCAGTTGCAAAGTTCGTACCTAAAACTTGATTTGGATTGTCTCCTTCGTCAGCTACCAGAGGAGCAGCATAGGTTGAGATGACTGAATTGCCATTAGCAAAGAAATAGTTAAATTCTTCATCTGTTGCTGAACTCGTTCTTTCAAAATTTCCTGCTGAAGATGATGTTTGTTGTGGATCTCTTTTTGGGTAAGTTCCAATTATCTCATTAGTTCCATCTTCATTGTATCTAAAAACCCTGGTTATTCCTTCATTATTTCTATTATCAACAGAAACTGTATATGAAACTTTTGGTTTTGTTGATAACTTATTTTGTGGAGGTTTAAAACTAGTAGTTGATGTATATACTTTTCCTGCCATCAGAATTCCTCCTCAGTTACAAGAGGATTAATCATCTCAATTTTTTGTAGAGTATGAGACATTTATAACTGTTTTTTATCTATTTAGTTATGATTTCATAAACCTTGCATAACGAACAGAACGAAGATAGTCAATCTCATTATTTTTAATTGTATGTAGTTTTCCCGCTACTTCTAACCAAGTATAGTTTCTGACAGTTCCCCAATGAAAATTCAATCCTTTGAATCCCCATCTTTGAATATCAGTACATGCAATTAGAGGAAACTGATCAAAGTCAATTCCTTGTGTTTTAGGTATGTATATAAAAGTATAATATTTTCCAACATCTGGTATGAATTCAGTTTCACGAAACACATCCATTATTTCCATCATAATGAATTCTGAGTCAGTCAATCCAGATATTCTTCTTTTCAGTTCTGCTACTCTTGGCGATGAGGTTTTAATGTCCTTGCCAAAACCCTTTGCCATTATTTTATACCTAAGTGATCTTCTGTGATAACTC